CTTCCGATCTGGAAGGGCAACATAATCTAACTCAAAGTTTTTAGTAAAGCAGACTAAAGGAATAGTTCCTCTTGGTGCGTCATTACGAGACTGAGCGAGTGCTTTCCAAATATTTAGCTTTTCTTGATTCTTACACTCCCACGAAAACTCTGACATAATAGAGTTATCGTCAATACAAAGAATATCTCCTTTAAAATCCATACCACCAGAAAGTGGAGTTCTTTTAATTTTACAGTTAAATTCTTTTGCTAATTCGTTTGCTATTTTTAGCTCAAATCGTTTTCCTTTTTTATTAGCATTCATCAAATATAGTTTTTTGTTTTACATTTTGTTTTCTTGTTATTCCTACAGCTGTTTCTAGTATTGTTTTACCAGCTTCAAAATATACTAAATTATTAGATATTTTACCTTTAAGTTGTTTACCATTATATTTGTTAAAATCGTAGTCGTGATATTTAGACATAACCTCTATATGCTTTTTTTTTAATCTTGTAAAATCTGGATTTTTTTTATTGCTTAATATATTTGGTAAGTTAAAATTTGTCCAATATAAATGTCTCCCTCTTTTTTTTCCAGGAATTAAAGGTTCATAAAAAGGTATTACATTTTCCACACAGTATTTACCATTAAAAAAATTATCTAAAAATATTATTTCTTGATATAATTTCATATCAGGATATTTTAATTTTTTAATTTTAGTTTTATTTGCAAATTGCAACCTACTATGTGTTGGGCAAGGTGGGGAAGTCCAAATAAAATCAAACTCTTTGTAATGGTCTAATAAATATTGATGTGCATCAGCTACTATTACTTTGTCATTTGGAAACCTCTCTTTGTATAATCTTGCAAGTTCTGGGTCTAATTCTACTGCTGTTACTTCAATATTAGTAACTTCATCCCATTTGTATCTGTTGCCGCCTAAACAGGCGTATAAATTAAGTATTTTCATTTGTTATTAATTTTCTTATTTGTTCACCTAAGTCTCTGTCGTTTGGATATTTCTTACAATACTCTCTTAATATATAACTTAATATTTTATTAGTCTTTAACTCATCCTCATAAATATGAATGTAAACTGAGTCTTTAACTTGACGATATTCGTTAAGAGTCCTTTTCTTCATTTTCTAAATATATTTGTATAATTTTTAATAAACACATTCCAGATATTATTGCTAAAAAGTGAGAAGCTAACATTAAATAATAAATATTGTCAATAAGATGTTCCATAATTATATTTCTTTTAACTCTTGTAATTTACTAATTTTTATTTTAAGTTCAACTATATCCTTAGTCTGCACTGCGTTATCTAAACGTAACTTTCTAACTTCTTTTAATAAGTTTCTGTTATAGTCAGCCAACTCGTGAATAGTCTCCATTGTCGTTTTAAGCGTCTCTAACGCGTCCAATTTACTTTTTGGTGGTTTACCCTTATCGCAGTCGTGCATTGCTTTTATAATTAAAATATGTAATTTGTTTTTTCTAAGTAACAATTCTAATTCATCCATAATTCTCTGTGTTTTTTAGTGGGTTAACTCCTCCGATTGTAAAACCTAACCCGTTATTATAATCAAATCTTAAAGGCTCGTTTAACATTGTAGGCTTTCCTCCTGATTCTCGGTCTTTAATTTTTAAAATATGTATTTCTGTCATAGGCCACAAGTCAGGATGTGAAATGAGGCGGTGACAGACAAATAGACTATCGACTCTATTAGGAAACACCTGGCCGCCTTCACAGTCAGCCTTACGAGGGTTTTGAATATGTCCGTTAAGTAAGTGGTCTGGAGGATAAACTCTTCTAGCCGCTTCAGTTTGAGGATGTATGCTAACAAATAAAGTCTTTTTTGTTTTATTACAAAACTCTCTAGCACTATTACAGAAATTATAGTTTCTGTCAAACTGACTTACGTTTTTTCTATCGTGATTCAATCCTGTATAAGGGTCGATTGCGCAAACATCAGCGTTAGACTTTGCAAAGATGTTAAAGAGTTCAATGTGACTATAAAGTTTTCTATTGTCTATAAACTTAAAATATTGACTTATTTCATTATTGTATTTTAATATTTCAAACTTATTTAAGTCTTTTAATTTTGTGCCTGTCCACATTTCAATGATGTCTCTTTTTAATTGTGATGACTTATTTTCTCCTGACCAAATAATAAATTTTAATTTATGTATTTTAGCTAGTGTTGTAAAATACCAAAGCAACCAAAACGTTTTACCAACATTATCAAGGCCCAGGCAAAGATTAAACTCTCCTCTTTTTAAAACTAAGTTCTCATCTAGTTTGCAACCAATTTTTAGTCCTTGTTTAATTTTGCCGTCTTTATAGTCATATAAATATTTTAAGGCGCTGTCGTCTTCTACTATCATTTTGTTAAAAGTTTTTTAACCTCATCAGATACTTTTAAGACGTTATCATTTTCATATTTATCTTTTATGTTCTTTTCTTTTCTTAATGCTTTAGCATTGCTTAAGCTATGCTTTCCGCCTTTTCTTCCTGACTCAACTCTTTTGTTATGTGCTTCTTTACGTTCTTTGTATTGTTTATCAAGCCAGTCAATTACAATATTTTTATTTTTTTGTTTAACTATTCCGACTTTTATTAAACTTTCATAATCGTCTGGAATTATTCTTTTGTATTGTTCAAATGGAACTTTGCATTCTTTGCTCCAATAGTAGCAGACTACTTTCATAAAAGAGCCTTGTTGTTTTAGGCTTAAGAAACTTATTGTTCCCGTTAGCCATTGATTTGGGTTGAATTTAAACCAAGGTAAATCTGTCATTGTTGTTTAGTTTGTTTATAATATATAAAAATTATTTATTTGATTTTCTTTTAACTCGTAAAAATATTTTGTTATTAATTTATTTTTTTCAAACTCAGTTTGATAAGGTGACTTAATACTCTTTATTTGACTATTAAGCAATTCCTTTTTTAACTTAATTAAATTATATAAATAAATGCCAGTATTGTCTTTAACTAAATAAAAAGGTTTTTTGTTTTGTGCTTCAGCTATCATTAGTAAACTATAAAACTTATCGACCTGAATAAATTTAGTATTATAAAATTTGTTTCTTATTTTAATCTCTAAAATTATTTTATTGTTATAAGCATCATAATAAGAAAAGTCATTACTAGACAAAGTAAGAGAGGCGTTAAAACGCTTATTCAGATATTCAACAACCTCTCTCTCTTTACTTTTCAATTATTTAATTTTAAATTATTAATGTAAAAGTCCTTTTCTTCTTTGCTTATGTCTTCCCACTTATAAGTCGGAGTAAAACCGTAGTCCCACTCGTTATTATAATAAGCCTCTCTTTTGTAGTTTGTTATTGCTTGTACTGGCACAGGTTTATATATTCTAGATAAATAAATAGAATCTAATTCCCATTGTTCAGCTAACTCAGGAATTGAATAACCCTCAATAATTAACTCTTGTATAAGACTCGAAAACGATTCCGAATTCCTTTTTATTGAACTCATCTATTATTTGTTTTAACTTAAAAGGGTAAGTCATTAGATGACTCCCAGGAGTCAGACTCTTGCTTTACAGGCTGTCCTTTTTGCTCTGTGTCAGGTTTGTAAGTGTCAACAGAGACAGCAACGTTTTTTCCGTATTGGTCAGCTTCGTCTTTTACATTTATGTTTAATTTTATAAACTTATTTCCGTTAAACTCTTGAATGTAGTCTTTAATTTTAGACGGGTTAATAGTTACTTTTAACCATTTGTCGTTCATTGTTTTACCGCTTCCGCAGTAGATTGTTTTTTCTTTATTCATTTTATTTGTTTTTATTTGTTAGTAAATTATATTCATTTAAGTAAAGTTCCATAATTGGTCTAAACTTATTAATTGATGTTATTGAGGGGTGGTCAGCTTTTGCCATTTGCTCATATTTTTTAAATAGATAATCCATTGATTTAACATCCATTTTCGCTTTAACATATGATATGTAAATTAACTCTCTTACACAATATGCGGCTATTTTATTTTTTCCAAAATCTTTGTTTAGGTTAGAAAATTTATTAACTAGATATTTAGCAAAATTTTCATCTATTATAGTTGCTAAACCTTTTTTAAAATGATAAGATTGTCTTATTCTATAACCGAAATAACAGTTTACAATATTACCTACCGAAATATTATTTTGATTTTTTAAGTAAACATCATATACTTTTTTATAATCTTCGTTTTTTCTAGCAAACGCTTTTAAATAATCTAAACGAGTCCAGGCTTTGTTACCGTTGTTTAGTCCTATTATACAATTTAGATGTTCTTTTTGATTGTTAGTGTCAACCCAGTCAACGATATAAACTGGAACAGTAGTTTGTTTTAATAATTTAGCTGACTCAATTCTATGATGTCCCTCAATAACGTCACCGTTTGACGATATGACGACAGGCATAAGCCACTCGTTTTCTTTTAATTTTGCTTTGAAATTTTCAGCGTGTTTTGCTAATAAATCTCTGTTTACTTTTGCTGGTTTTAAATCACTTATTGCGTAATAAGGTTTAAACTCTCCTCTTTTTAGTTCTGTTGTTTTCATTGTTTTATTTATTTAGGTTTATTTTTATGTATTCTCTACAATCTATAACTCTACTGTAAATGCTTTCAATAATAGCGTCATCTCTTTGTATGTCAAACACTTTAATTCTATATTTAGAATCTATATGACTATACTTATAATGATTGCTAAAAGACTCATAATTGTCTGAATTACTAAACTTATATTCTCGCTCAATTAATTCGTCAGGTGTGTCCATAAGTGTGTAAATTAATTTATAGTTGTCTAATCCTGTCAGAGCCATATATCCCTGAGCCTGGTAAAAATAGGCTTTGTTAGGTATTGCGTCAAAGAACAAAGGAAAGCTATAACAGTCCCAACTATTTTTAACGTCAATAATATGGTCTGTAAGTATTGCGTCAGGCGTTCCAGTTAAAAAGTCGTTTTCAAAACTCTTTTCATTTTTAATTAGTTCGTCATAACCTAAGTTTTCAGCAACATAATTAAGAGACTCTTGTTCGACTTTATTTCCTTTGTCTGTATATTTACTGCTAAACTCTTTTTTACGTCCGTAGATTTGTTCTTTTAACCAGTCTTGACAATAAGACATAGTTGTTTTAGATATTGTTTCGGTCTTCCTTGCTGGGTTAGTCATTATTTGACCTATTGCCGAGCATCTTATTTTAAATTCTTTTATCATTGTTTTCTTTCAAAATTGTCAGATTCGTCTTCCCCAAATACTCCTAAACTATAAAGTCCTGATAGTTTTAAGACGACTCTTGACA